CAGTTCAGACGACATCCTGTGATGTCTATTACTTGTTCTTGGCAATTTAATCCATTTTGTCCTCTTCATATAATGGACGAGGCGCTGCTCAAAAAAGCTCAGGATAGGGTGGATTACGAGGCGGCACACGACCCTAACGTAAAGCAGATTATCCGCATCGTCGAGGACTTTTTGAAATCAACGCAAGTTCTATGTTATGGCGGAACAGCCATAAACAACCTTCTGCCGCCCAAAGACCGGTTCTACGATCCCGAGTACGATATCCCGGACTACGATTTCTACAGCAAGGAGCCTCAGCTGCACGCCCTTCGCCTCGCCGACAAATACAGCAAAGCTGGGTTCAAATCGGTCGAGGTTAAGCCTGGTGTCCATCTTATGACCTATAAGGTGTTTGTGAGCTTCATGGGCGTGGCCGACATAACATTTTTGGACCCCACTATTTTTGACAAGTTGTGGAAGGAAAACATACATCGTGAAGGGATACATTACGTGTCTCCGAACTTTTTGCGCATATCCATGTACCTCGAGCTCTCACGGCCGCGCGGTGATATAGAACGATGGAAAAAGGTGTATGAGCGCCTCATGTTGCTGAACAAACACTATACGGTCGGGTGCAAATCCGCCGAGCAACCCACATCCTCAAATGCACTGACGACAGTAGAGCGTAAAAAGGTCGAGAACATACTGCACAGCAAGGACATGGTCCTCTTGGGATCTCATGCAATAGAGCTTCATTCAAAATCCCGCAAGAACCTCTGGAATGTGCCTATTGACGTACTCTCGGTCGATATAGAAAGCAAGATTGATGCGTTCGTTGGTGTATTTGGCGAGGATCGCGTCAAAGTTTTGAAACACCCGCCTTACGCCGAACTGCTGCCAGCCCATGTAGATATTGTGGAGATAGACACAGGATTTCTCCTCGTCCGAATTTTCCAGACGGCGGGCTGCCACAGCTACCATGAGCTGCAGAACGGTCTTAAGGTAGCGTCCATACCTACGCTCCTCCAGTTTTTCATGGGCTTTGTCTACGCCGATGCCCACTTTTTGGAGGGCTACGACGAAAACCGCATCATCTGCATTTCCCAGCGGCTCGTAGACCTCGCCCACTCTAAAAAAGCCTCGCGGCGCTTCGAGCTTCTGACCCCCATTGACTGCATGGGCAAGCAGTCCACTCTCCGAGACATAAAAGCACAGACTGCGGAAATCAAGGAAAAAACGTCAAAAAAGTCGAGCGATTTTCTGAAGTTCTTTTTCATGTACAAGCCCGGCACACTCACGGGAACGCAAAAGCAGAAGCTCCGCAAGAGCTTGAAAGAAACTATGCGGCGCACGCGCGGAGACGATCACCTCGATTTAGTTGCCGATAAGACTGACTAATCAGTCGCGAATCACCTCGGCCGCGGCAACGGGCTGAAATGGCACGCCTCTGCACGGCACGCACTGACCGTAGGATACAGACGTCAGAGATGAAGCAGGAGAGTAGGAACCCACGGTGTGTGAGATCGCATACAGGTCTCTATGCGAAACTCCACCGACAACCGAAAGATTCTTGGCGTTGAGTTGTACGTAGTTGTTCCGGATCGATTGATCCCGCTTCATACGCGTGACGTCCGAAGAACTATATATACGCGTCGTATACTGAGCATTGCTGTCCTTATCTGCGGGTCTAAAGAAACAGGACGTTCCGTAGGACATCTTTATTGACTGCCTAGAATAAAGATGACCTCCAAAAAGTATTTGAGAATAGGCCTGGCGTTGGGCTTTGTGCTGCTGTCTGCTGTGCTTCTGTGGCTGCTGACGATGCCCGTGCCTCAAAGTGCACGAGAAGGTGTCGACGACACGCTTGTGCGCCAAGACAAGCTCGAGACGGAAGTGAAGGAGCAGGCAGAAAAGATCAAGAAACTCCAGAAGGACTTTACAGATTCCAAATCGCGGATCTCGGAGGGAGAAAAGCAGGCGAACGCAGCCATCGGAAACATGCAGTTGGTTGTTTAATTTTCATAAAACGGCACCTCTTTCACGTAAAACGCATTTGGTTCAGATTCACTCCAGGCAAGCATGCCTTCTTCTGGTCTAACATCCATTTTAAAATGTCTATCCTCTTCGAGACTTGTATTTAACTCTCCGATCGTGGATTCTACTTTTTTCTTGGTTTCTTCGAGTGTATTAAACACGCCCTGGATTTTTGGACTTTCAGGCCCTCCGATTTCGTAAAGAACAAATACTTGTTTCGCTCTTCCAATCTTTCGCTGGATGCAGCGCCTTTTTCGGCGAGTCGATCGTTTCTTCGGTACAGGCATTACTTTACACGTTTAATATTTGTTTATCCACCAGCTCGTGTCAAGGTAAGGAGCGTATGGCGGAATGTCGTTCGGGTCGCGCTTCGGCTTCGTGTTGGCGAGCACACGGACCTCCTGTGGTGTCAATGCATAGTTGTAGTATATGAAACTTCCGATAAGTCCCTTCCAACCCCCGTTGTCAGCGACATATACGGCCCCCGTATTTTGCAGAGGAAGAGCGGCCAGCGTCAGGTGCTGGTACAGAGTTCCATTGACAAATACCTCCATGGACTTTTGATTTATAGAAATCGCAAGGTGGATCATCTTGCCAGCAGGCAAGTTACGCACTACGACTTTGCCGGGGCTATCGTTCTTGTAGGTATCCTGCACAATGTGAATCTCGTTGCGCTCGCCGCGCATCGTCACGGATGGAGACTGCAGCGAGAGGTCTGACATTCCCTTCACAAATATCACGGGCTTCTTACCACTATCATAATCATTCACGAGAATCCACGCGGCATACGCAAACTCTATACCTTCGTTCTCGTTCTGCGAGCGCGGAAGGGTATTGTCGAGCTTCAGGTAATCACGCCCCCCATGCAGTGTGTCGATAAGAAGAACGCTCATGTTTACTGGCGAAATACCCGATGGAATCTCGTAACTCGAGCTCATGTACAGTTGGTACAATATGAGGACGATAATGCCCACAATTACGAGCACCATTAGGGATAAAAGTATCGTCCGCAAGTCCATTGTTTAGAGCGTGTATTGTTTTATTTCCTTGCCAGTCGTGGTGTCGTTTATGGAAAATTTGACGCTGTATCCGAAGAGGGGCTTGGAGGGAAGCTCGTTATACTTTTTGCCGTTTGTACCCTTCAAGCAGAACGCCTTGGCCTCATTGGGCTTCAAAGCCCGCGATTGGTGGTAGAGGTCGATGATGTTTCCAGAGAAGCCGCCGTTCGGCATCAGGCGTAGGTCGCCCGTGGGAGTCTTTGGCACGCCGGGCAGGAGGCACGAGCGGACGAGCATGCCGTTCAGGTAAATATCGACGTTGCGTCCCTCGACCGAGAGGTTCACGCAGAACCAGGACTGTAGGGGTACGTTATCCACCTTGCATACGAAGGAGTCGTCCGTCGAACCTCCCTCGCTGCCGACCGGTGCCGGGCTGCTAGACTCTGCCGCCCCGCTCGAGCCAGAGTACACGTTGATCTTCACGCACAAGCTGTTCTCCGTTGGGTGCAGGTAGACGTACGGGTTTATGCCGCCCGGAGCTCCGCGCGAAAGCACTGGCTTTTCCTGGCCGAACTTGTAGTCCCAGTCCTTAATGTACATCCACCATTGCAGTCCGTAATTTCCGCCGTTCGCGCCTCCCGACAGAGGAAGGGCGGCCCCGCCCACCGTTCCACCCGACCCAGAGTCCACCGGCGTAGGAGCAAGATTGCCCGACGACGTGGAGCTCCCCTGGATTCCGGTGACTAAAAAGAAGATTCCAAAAATTACGAGGCAGGAAATCACTGAATAAATGAGCCAAGACATGCCCCGCGAGGTGATCGGCCCTTCCGTTCTGAAAAAGTATTTGTAACCGAGCCCAAGCACGACAATTCCCGCCACGACAGACGAGATGATGAGTCCGGTTTTTGTAGACACACTTAGAGGTACCGCAGGTGCCGGAGCCGGAGCCGGTGCTGGCGGGCATTGCGATGGAGCTTGCGTACTCATTATGTATGAAGCAGGTAAAAACGGAAGCGAAAAAGGCATTGCTAACTACAAGCAGTTGATGAACATATTCTGTAATAATTGCGGCCAACGCGGTCATCCTTTTCGAGAATGTCGAGATCCAGTCTTGTCGTGCGGCATAATCCTCCTCCGGAACCGAAAAAATCCCGAGCGCATGTGCCTCCCTGTCGAGGATATCAATGACATTGAAGTCCTGATGGTGCGTCGAAAAGACAGCATGTCCTTCACTGAGTTTGTCCGAGGAAAGTACGATCCGTCGAGGACCGACTATGTCCGCAATCTCATCGAAAACATGACAAAGGCCGAGATCGTGCGACTTCAGAATGAACCCTTCGATCAGATATGGTCGAAAATGTGGACAGATCGAAGAGATCACGAGCTGATTATAGCGCGCGATCGTTTCGAGATGGTCAAACACCTACTTTCGACCACGACGTCCGTGTACGACGAGGCCGAGTGGGGGTTTCCAAAGGGCCGCAGAATGCGCTGCGAGACCGACACAACATGCGCGGAGAGAGAATTTTGGGAGGAGACAAACATTCACCGGAAATCCTACATCATTGCTAGCGGCGTGCAGCTTGAAGAGACGTTTACCGGTACCAACAACGTGCCATACCAGCACCGGTACTTTGTAGGCCTTCTCGCCGAACCTTTCGATATTCACCAGAAATTCACCGACATGCAGCGCCGGGAGATTTCTGCAATAGGCTGGAAGACTCTGTCTGAGTGCATGGACCTCACGCGACCACACTACATCCAGCGACGCGACATTCTGGAGCAACTTGTGCGTATTGTACAACTCTTTGAAGTTCATCTTCCCAATGAATAAGGATGGCTGACATTTTCAGAAGGGCGTACGCAAGTGTGACAGAAGGAGCGGCCAGCAGCAGTTCGCTCCTAGGAAAGATTGGCATGATTGCAGTGTCTGGGGCAGGGACATACGTACTTTTTTTGGGCCTAGGTGTTCTGTACGCCGTGGCCTTTTCGTCTGCCGAGTGTGGCAAACAGGACTGGAATGTATCCCTCAAGGAATCCGCGTGGTGGGGGCTCTATCCCCTCATCGCGTGGGTTCTTATAAGCATTCCTTACATCCGCATTCAGTTCGACAAGTTTTTCATGATATTTGGGATAGGGAGGGAGGCAGCGGTATGGGTATCGTTCGGCTATGCGTTGATGCTCGGGGCGCTTGCGGGCATCATCGGTCTCCGGTCGGGATCTATAGCAGCAACCTGCGTACCGAGCGTGGACGAAGTAGAAGCTTTCCGCAAGAAGATGCTAGAACAACAGCGGGCAAAGAACGAGAAGGCCAAAGCCACGGCTGCGATTTCAGCAGCGTCTGAAACCACACCTGCAGTGAGGGCAATTTAAAAACTATAGGATTATTAAATGGCAGACCTCAGTAAGGATGACGTTGGTAAACGGTACATAATTAAGGCTAAAAATAACGACAAGCTCATATGGGAAGGGATTTTAGAGAAATCTTACAAAGCCTACGAGCCTGGGGCGAAAGACAGTGTGCAAAATGCAATATTTGACATTGTAACTGGACCGGGCGACCTCAAAGGTCCCGTAAATTTCAGCAGCTCTGATTATACGTTCGATGTTGTATCGTCAAAAGGAGGCCGCCGTCTTCGTAAAAACAAGCGGAATACCTTGCGATCATCTAAAACTCTACGAAAAAATGCACGACGAGGTACGAGACGATGGCGATAATCAGCATCCACCACCAGAGGGGAAAGACAGTTGCGCTCTTATGTCCCGTGCCGAATTCGCGGACGCGGCCGCCCTCGAATGCGATGGCCGGCTTGAAGTACAGGAGCGCGGATGTCAAAAAAAGGTAGATTGTGACCATCCACATGCGCGGATCTTTATCCAGCGAGAACATTGTATGGAGAGTGTATTTTATTTGAGTTGTCCATACAATGGCGGCGCCGTCTGTACTTCCAAACCGCAAGGCATTCGCCGACTATGTCGCCCGGATTTTTATGAAGTATCGCAAGATGGACACGGCTGACGACGACGAGGGCGTGGACGTATGTGTTCGCCAGTCCACGGCCAAGGGTTCGCGAGAACTTCTGCCATACCAAAAACTCGTCCGCGATTACCTCCTCATCGAAACACCCTATCGCGGCCTTCTAGTCTATCACGGTCTGGGTTCCGGCAAGACGTGCTCGGCCATTGGCGTTGCCGAGAGCCTCTTGTCCGAAAAGAAGGTATTTGTCATGCTGCCCGCATCCCTGCAGAACAACTTTAGGCAGGAAATCCGCAAGTGTGGTGATCCCATCTACATGCTGGACAATTTTTGGGAGACACGTGTGATTCATAGCGAAGCCGATAAGGTTCCGGCGCTTGCTCTCCGCATTCCCGACGAGATCCTGCGGACAGAGGGCCGCTACTACGTCACCGTTCCGGGCAAGGAGCCCAACTACAATACCCTGCCTCTGGATATTCGCCGGGGCATCGACAAGCAGATCTCGGCCATGATTGATGCGCGTTATACGTTCGTAAATTACAACGGCCTCAACAGCGAGAGTGTCAAAGTCTTGATCCCCGAAGAAGATGCAAAGACGTCCACGGTCTTCAACGACAGTGTGGTGATCATCGACGAGGCCCACAACTTGATTTCGCGCGTCATCAGCGGGTCTAAAATCGGCCAGAGGATCTACGACGCCATCTACTACGCCAAGAACTGCAAGGTGGTTATGCTTTCCGGTACCCCCGTTATTAACCGACCCAACGAGATTGCTTACTTTATGAATTTGCTGCGCGGCCCCGCTGAGAGGATTTTAATTCCCGTCCGCGAACTGCCTACGTGGGACGAAGCAGGGATGGGTACGTTTTTCCGCAAGATGCCCGAGGTAGATACTGTCGAGTTCAACAGTGTGAAGCGAGTTATCCAGGTCGTGCGAAACCCCCCGCACTTCAAGTCTGTGTACGGACCCTCGGGTACGCGCATTGCTGTCCAGTACGATAAGGACCTCGACACGAAAACTCCGAAAGATTGGGTGGATACCATTCGCCGCACGTTTGGGGCCACCTTTCCCGGCGGTGTTCTGGCGGCGCGAGAGTATGTCTCGATAGAGTACCTCGAGTGCCTGCCCACCAACTTTCAAGAGTTTGTGAATACGTTTATCGACGGTCTCGACGTCAAGAACGCACTGCTCTTTCAGAAACGAATTCAGGGTCTCGTTTCGTACTACAAAGGGGCCGACGAGCGTATGCTACCTAAGCGGATCGAGGATGACAAGATGCTGGAAAAGATTGAAATGTCGGACGAGCAGTTCAACAAGTACCTCGAGCAGCGGTGGACTGAATTGCAGTCTGAAGGCAAGAAGGGTGCGTCAGGTTCGGGGTCTTTGAATGAAGACTTTTCGTACTACCGCGTCCTATCCCGCCTGGCCTGCAATTATGCGGTTCCGAACGATCTGAAGGCTCTGATGACCGAGGAGCAGCCGATGGACGAGAAGAAAGAAGCTGACAAATCGGCTATTCTGGCCAGACTCCGCGAAAATCCCGACAAGTACTTGCGTCCCGCGGGACTGGCCACGTATTCGCCCAAGATGGCCAAAGTTCTTGCCAACATTCTGGAAGAAGGCGACCATAACCAGTTCGTCTACTCCAACTACCGCAAGCTCGAGGGTCTAGGTGTACTTTCGGCCATTTTGGAGGCCAATGGGTTCCAAGAGTACAAGCTCGTAAAGGTGGACGGAAAGTACCGCGAAAGTCCCGACATGGATCCCGCTAAGCTTGCCTTTGCTTTTTATACAGGCGAGGAAGACTCTATAGAAAAGGAAATCATGCGTAACATTTTTAACGAAGATTTCAAAGGTCTTCAGTCCGGATATGCCGAGCACGCGCAGACCATTCGGGAAAGTATTGCGGCGCGTGGTGCGAAAAAGATGCTGACGATCCTGATGGCGACCTCGAGCGGTGCTGAGGGTATCAATCTTAAAAATGTCCGCCGCCTGCATATTGTCGAGCCCCACTGGAACCCCGCGAGGCACGACCAGGTGATGGGTCGCGGCATTCGCTTGTGCTCCCACGCCACGCGACAGACGCTGGTAGATGGCGTCGTCACAGATAACATTGTTCCCGTCGAAGAACGGACAATCCGCATCTCGTTCTACCTCTCTGTGTTCACAAAAGCCCAGGCCGCGTCCACGACGGCATACAACGTCGTGCCTATCCGTCGGGCCGACATGCGAGCGAAACGCTACGACGGAACGAACGAAGACTCGTTCTTGTCGAGCGACGAGTTCCTCTACGAAGTCTCGTACGAAAAAGGCCGGATTACCGAAGGTATTTCCAGACTGATAAAACAGGCGGCCGTCGACTGTGAAATTCATCGTAAACTTCATAGTCGGGAACAACCCGTACTGCAGTGTATGCGTTTTGATTCGACGGTGAAAGGGGAGGATCTAGCGTACAATCCCAACATAAAATCAGATGAGCGGGACGACACGTATCTCCGCAATTTTATTAAGCGAGGCCGTCGTCTGCAGCGTATTAAAATTAAAGACATTGTCTTCCTTGTTGATCCGGACAGCAAGGATGTATTCGACGAGCCAGCGTTCGGCGATGCTCAGCGGCTCTTAAAAATAGGCACGATGCTGCCCGATCGCATCCAGTTCTTTACTACGGAAGCGAATTAGGCGGATGCACTGCGGAGGAGTGGCGGAGGAAGCATCGGGACCTCGACTGTGGGCGGCGCGGACGACAAAGAAGGAGGAGCCGACGAAGAGGGAGGCAATGCTGACGAAGAAGAAGAAGAAGGCAACGCCGACGTTGGCGAAATGATCGACTCCAAAAAGTCATCACAGACCTTTGACCACGGGCGGTCCGTTGCGGCCTTGATGCACTTGGCCGAAGTCTCCGGCGACAACATGCTAATCGCTTTCTTCATCGCTTCGGCGACCTCCTCGCCCGTCGCAGACACCTGAATCGTTCCCACACCTGCTAGCTGAGCAAGGTATTCGTACGACGACGGCTTAATGAAGACACCCGTAGACTCATCCATGAAGGTACGGTATCCTCCCATATCCAGGACAACCTGCGGCGCCCCTGTTGCCATGTGCTCAAGCTGGCAAAGCCCAAAGCCCTCGCCATTGGACGTATTCATTCCAATGTCGGACGCTGCATAAATCTGATTGATCGTATCGTCATTAAAGTAGGCTGCCGGAGGCGTCGTATCAATCGTAATCAGGCGCTGTCCAAACGTTGTCGGCTCAAGACCAACTTTCTTAAGCTCGTTCATGAAAATCGCGAGAGGGTTGTAGTATCCACCTGCTTCGGGCTTAACTCCCGTAACAAACACGAGGTATGAGTTCGGATTCGTCAAGAGAACGCGCGCAAACCCCATTATCGTGAGATCCAGGCGTTTTCGCTGCGAGTTGCGGTTCGTGTTCAGAAACACGATTGCATCTCCGGGAATATTGAGCTGCTTGCGGAAGGCCATGCGCTCAGACAGAGTCGTCGGCTTGTACGTGATTGTGTCCACACCGTGCTCCAAAACATCGATGGGCAGCGTCGCCGTCGTCAGGCGCGTCTTCAGATGCTCCTTCCAGCTCTCGGTAAAGCAGAGGATGCGATCCACATTGTTCTCGATGCGACGGAGGAGGCCCAAGTCGGCACCCTCATACACCTGATCAAGATACACCCAAATCTTGAACGTCTTTGGAAGATCTTTAATCGACTCCAAAAACTGGTTGATAATGATAGGATCATTGTAGATCATGACGATATCGGGGGTGACCGTCTCAATGTACTCCTTGATCTTGTTAAATCCAAAGCCGTGCTCGCGGGGCTCCTCGTTTGCTGCGGCATCATACTGCACGACATTCGTGAGCGGGCGCGACGGCTTGGGCGTCCTCGCCGACGAGCGCTGGAATCCAAAGTGGAAGACCTTG